GGTAAATTGATTCACAAAATTCTTTGTTCATTAGTGAAGACAAATAATATAATTCCAGTGATCCTCCATTTTCCACAATTTGTCTTGATGAACTATATGATTCTTTCACCATTCTAAAAAAAGAGTCAGTATTCACGGGGTGAACTGAAGATAGACAATATTTAAATAATGTTGGTATGAATGTCATATTACTTATGAATAAAGAATTGAACTCACCAATTAATGGATTAATGCTGGATTTGACCTTAGATGTTCTGCAGTTGAACAAATATTCAGAGACCTGTTGGCACTTCAGAAACATGGCGATTTTCACTTTAGCTAGAGTAGCATCAACTCTGGTTGACCCTTTGGTTTTTTTTCCAATCTCTGGGCAGAAAATTGTATAAGAGTCATCAGATGATAATAAATCATGATGATCTTTGTAATCCAAATTCATTTCTTTACACCACATCTTGTACAACTCATCCCTAAAACTGACTAAGCAAAGATGCAGCAAAGATGATGTGTAATGTAGTATTCCTTGACCCATGTTTGATTCATTTTCATAAGTGATATTCCATTTTGGGTTGTTGTAAAGAAATCTTTTTTTCAAATCTTGTAAACCAGAATCTTTATGAGTATATTTATTGTCCTCATCTAGAAACCAAGCTCTAACCAATCTATCAGGTAGCACACATAACTTGTTCTGATGTCTTATAAGTATATCAACCAAGAAGGGGAAGAAATTTCCCATTTTTGATTTGAATGGTTTAAACATATACATGAATTGTATTGGTACAAAACTGGGCCCCCATCTAGATTTATCGAATGTCATGTGTATTGGGACTCTTGTTCCTTCCAATTTTTTTGCTGAATAAAGAATTGATTTTATACTCTCATTTTTAGTAACTCCATGTGTTAACACTTCTCTTTTATCAAAAAAGCAGATGTTTCTTGATATAGTTTCCAATATATTTATTCGAATTCTGTTTGTTATAGGAAGAATAAGAATCTCTCTAACACCACCAATCTGATTCTTCTTGAAAACATGATAAAAGGTATTCTCATCTTTATATTTATCTGCAACTTCGAAACTAGTTCTGAGACCCTCTTGTAATAATTCATTAACACCTTCAATACATCGTCTTCTGGGATTTTGTCTGTTTTTTTGTGGGTTGTATTGAAATGCCTCAAGTATTGATGATGATTTAAATGTAGCATACTCATCTATAGTTTTGTTAATGTTACTTTTCCTGCATGCCTGAGTTATCTGTTCTCCAAACGGATCATCAAGATGAAGTCTTAACAATTTTGAGCCAATTTCTATTGATCTTGCAGAAAATTGATGAGCTTTTGGATTCTCAATAATCAACTTAGCAAAATCAACATCATTCCTATCATAACCAAGGTGTCGGCTCATTTTTTTCACTTCAATAAAGTTGTTCTCACCTTCAATAATTTTATCTAAAACTTGGAAACTAGAATGAGTTGGATCATCCTGATTTTTGTTGAACAACATAGTGAAATACATCTCGCAAAGAACTTCAGAGAAATCAGCCATCATAGTTGAATCATCAATTAGAGGTCTAGGCATTTTGATTATGGATCCTCCG